TTTCAATCAAATAACGATGTACAAGTCTCCGGCGCATTCACGGATGGGTGAAGACGTACGTAGAGCGCTCGTTGCTAACAAGCAATGGGCAAAAGTGGTGTTCAATTCAATGATTGAACACACCCTACGCTGCCGACCAACTTTGTTAACGGCTCGGTGCGACCCAATAGTACGGTCCTACAGGTCCCAAGTGGGGTGGTACGGGCCTATCAATATTAGCACCGATGGTAACCTGGTTCCCGAACCGAGATGCCGCATTGTGGACAAGCGAGTGGTTGACGGTCGCATGTATCTGCAGGTTGCTAACAAGTCGGTGGCCCCTCCAAGCTGGGAGGATGGGTGGACCACCGTGAAGGGTAAGCGTGGGAATCGGGGCACACCACCATCAACGCCCCCACCAACCAAGCGGCCACGCGGAACGGCTGACGCGGCGGGGGCTGCGAGCCACTTCGCAAGGTCACAAGCTGCTAAGGAGTTGGATTACGCTTTCAGCGTAACCCTACCTGGCGACGACCAAGTGATGTCCGATGCCGAGTTGGCCGCCGGCCTCAAACAAGCCACTCGCCGCATGGCTGGTAGCAATACACCAACTGCCGGCACCAGCGAACGCGAAGATGGCAGCGAGATGAGTGTGTCGCCGACGGAAACGGTGGTCAAGCGGTTGAAGGGCGGAGAAGGTGGGAAAAAACGAGCCAAACGCCTACGCACCCCACGTAAAGGAGGTGCACACGAGTACCGTCACCGCGGTTGCGTAGGGACGCTGTTGCCAATTGATCCCAAGTGGCAACGCGCTGCAATGAAGATGCAAAAACTGCCATCCAATCCACCCACGGTCGGGTGCAAGGTGGTGGGCAAGCGCAAGGTGGAGTACGACCCTCCTTCCGATAAAGGCGATTGTTTGTTTGCTTGCCTAAACGTCGCTTTCGACAGGGAGCGTAAACGCGGTGATTACCAAGCCATTTTTGGTAAGTCCATTGGCACCAACAACCCAGAGTGCTGGGGGGACACCACTGACTTGGCAAAAATAAGCAGAAGGGCGGGATTGCGGTTTTGCATCCATTCGGACTTAGCTCCACAAGGATGGGTGATTGGGTGTAGAGGGCCCATAATCCACCTAAGAAACCACAACAACATACACTGGACTTATTTGGGGCCCAACGATGGACCTGAAACACCCACTCCAACAAATGTTGAACACACCGAGTGCAAGGAGTACAACGGTGGGGACAGCGAAGATGAGCTGGTTGCTGAGATGGAGAAACTAATGGGCGATGGACCATCATACCAGCGGGCACCAACGCCCACAGGGTTGACATATGAGCCCAAATCAAGGCCCCCATCACCAACGCCCACAGGGTTGACATATGAGCCCAAATCAAGGCCCCCATCACCACAACGAGGAAATACGCCCACGCCCCCATCCCAACCAAGCAGCACGATGATGGTGGCAGATAAGGGCAGCAAGCAGGCTAGTGGCGACGATAAGCCCACAGCGACCAAGGAGGAGACCAGGAAACCCACCAAGCGCAGTGCCAGCATTAGCGCAAGGATACCCCCACCCAAGAAAGGCGGGCAGTCCGATGACGAAAGCACACCGATACCCAAACCAGAACCCATAAAGGTGTTCTCAACTAGCGGCATTCCTGACGATGTGAAGGAGGCCATCAAGAGAGAGTTTGACAAAACCGACTTTGGTATGGGACCCAAAGCAGGAGATCCGACAGGGAATGGGCAAAACGACAACACAGCCGTGGCTGCCTACGCCTGCCGGAAGCTGTGCGACGAAGATCTAGGCACAGGCTCTCAGCACCCGGGGTGGTCCGACAAGTGGTTTGGTGGTGTCATTGGCTACTGGGCTAATAGTGATTGGGTGCAGCAACAGCTTATCAGACAAGAGGTATTGGACCAAAAACTCATGGTTAGCGAGTACCTCCTTGCAGAGTGCAAGTCAAGGATACTACTGAGTCCACGCAACGCACTGAGTGCCATGAACACCAGAATGGCGCTAGTGCAAGCGGCAAAGCACATGGGACTAGACGCTATAACAACAAATAAGGTCATTGAGGGCACGTTGTTGGCAGCCATGAGTGTAGGCGATGATGAGAACATAGCCAGGAAATGGTTGGAATATTGCCCAAGGGTAAAAGAAACAGGAATGGGTTTTCTCTCAGGCCCTGGAGAGAAGAAGGGATCTGCTCCGGGGCGGATTACACAGTCGGGCATGTGGGCGAAGACTTTCGGGTATGGCCTGCTACTGGGGTGTGCCGTCACAGCCGGTGGCTTGATCATCTGGTACAAGGTGAGTGGTCCGAGCAATATAGAATCCACCGCGGTACGGACCATGTACACGTACACCACGGTTGCATTGCCAACGAGTTTACCAGTTTGCTCGGCCGCCACCTCGCGGGTCCCCTTACCGAGCCCTCCACTGAGTTTAAAGACTTCGCCAATGACCATAGTGAGTGGATGGCTAAACAGCTTGGTCGACTCAGCGCTTGGTGTGTTCAGAAAGTAATAAATTCGAGGCCACAGCGCATGCGTAAGAGATATCAACACGCTTATCTCAATCCACCAGCATCAATAAAACTCGCTGCGCTAGTTCGACTGATGATCAAGTATGAGAAGATGCACAAGTTGAAGAAGGCACCAAGAGCAATCCAATATAGATCCACCTGGTTCACGCTGATGTATGCACGCTATGTTCTGCCCATGGAACAGGCGTTGTATGGGATGTGTTTAGACCACCCAGGCATCAGAACGTTCGCAAAGGGCCGCAACAACGCAGAGCGCGCAGCAGATCTGCGTGCGGCGTATGAAGTCTATAAAAACCCCATAATCATACTGGACGATAAATCAGCATTTGACTCCAGTATTGGTCCATGCCACTTGGAGTACGTTCACAACATCATTAGGGCATGCTTTGGGAAACACAGACTTCTCGAACAGATAATGAAACATCAACTGTTCAACCGCGGGTGGACCCGGGGCGGCATAAAATACGAGTGTATAGGACGAAGAATGAGCGGCGACGCAGACACAGCACTGGGG